TTAGACACCTTCGTTTCAAAATAGAAAAAACATATATGAAGATTATGTAAAAATGGATGATTTTGTGATTTCCAATTTACAAGAATCTCGTAATGAATGGTGCTGTCGTTTAGTCAGTATTTTTACACCTTTAGTTGAAGACGGTTTGAAGTCTATATTTGAAGAAGCGTGGAAAATTTGTGTAGATACAGATGAAATGAACAAGTATTTAATGACGTTTCAGAATTTATTATCGCGTATTCCAAAGTGGAATAGTAATATTATTGAAGATGAACGTAAACGTATTATTGAACGTTCGGGATGTAATTATTTAGAAGATTTGATTACATGTGTTCATATTATTCAATTAAAAGTACTTACATGTATCCGTGTAGGAAATAAGCAGAAAAAAATTGACATTGATATTCCCAAACTAGACCCATTTGTTCACAAAGTGTACATTAACACTGCACGCAAAGTATATAGTAACGTATATTTGTTTGAGAAAAATATTAGTCCTCTTCAAGTACAAAAGAATGCTCGTGAATTGGAGCAAATCATTCAAGAAGCAATTTTGACTACTATTCGCGAAAGTATTCCTACTGAAGCCATTATTCGCGCGTACATGGACGAAAGTGTTGAACAAGAAGAAGAGGTATTTATTGAAAATGTGAAAGAACCTGAACTTGTAAAACCCGAAACTACGGATAATGAAGATATTGAAAGTGCTCCAAAAGAAGAAGAAGTTGCTGAAGAAGTGGTACCAGTAACACCTACTATTAAAAATATAGATGACGAAAAGGTAGTCACAAAATTAACATTTAATGACATCGATTCAGCATTAACGCCAAACAATGAAGAAGAGAAAATAGAAGCGCCCAAAACACTTGAGCGTTTAGAAGATATTAGTGTGTCGCGTGCGTTAGAACGTAAAATGGAGGAAGATTCTGAATCAGATGACGATGAACGTATTCAAATCCATACAGACACCATGGATTTGACCGGGTTTGACGTATTGGATGAACCTACACCTAAAGTAGAAAGTGCTGATATATTCTTAGAAGCAGAAGAATTGCCTTAAATGCCAATAAAATATTCCACTTCATAAGGTTCCAATTCATAAGGATTAATAATCCATTTTTTGGGCCATTTTATATTACGAAATACATTATGTTTCCATTTTACACAAAATACATTATGTAATTTACAGTTTACAAACGTTGCCAAAATAAGAATACCAAATAGTTTCAACATATTATATAAACAATATTATTATTTATATAATTTAGTTCAAAATAAACCATTTATGGAGTATTATAAGGTTCAAATGTGCTTGCGTATGGATCATTATTTTGTATAGGTGTTTCAGATCCTTGAGAAGGTCCTGGTGTCATTGGAGGTGTTGATGAAATATTTGATACATCTAATTCGGATAAAGTCATACGATTATCTCCATATGATTCTACATTACGTCTAGGACTGTTTGTAGATTCATCATCATCATCGCCAAATAAATTTATTCCTACAATATCATAATCAGTTGAATGTTCATTTTCAAACAATTGTCCAGCAATTCCAGGATCATCATCAGGATATATACTACTTGCAAAACTATCATCATTTGGGTCATATGTTCCCATATCAAATGATTGATCCAAGTTTGAAGTGTCCAAATCATCTACTGCAGGACTATCATAATAAGTACTCCATATTAAAGAATACTTCCAGGTTAATTCGTATTTATTTAATAAAGAACATACTTTGATAGTCGGCGTGTCATTATTTTCAGGAATAAATTCAATATCATGAATAAATTCTCCGGGTTTCTGTCCATGGATCATACCTATACCAAAAACATTAAACAAATTACCAATAATTGTTTGCTGGTCTTGTTTCTTTAATACAAAATATCCAGGTTTGCCTCTATTATCATTGATTACTTTCACACCTTCTTCACTAATCCACGTTCTTACATTGATGATGGAATTCCAATATAAATATCTTCCTCTATAATTATTCGAATCATCTATTTCATTAATATCTTTCATTTCATTGTCATCATCAAATATATTGTTGAAATAATCAATCGGATTTGCTATTTGACATTCACTACCATAACCTTCTTGTCTTCGTAATCTTTCTTGTTCATCTATATCATCGTCGTCGCGAATATTTTCTTTGTTACTCCATTTGCTCTGAATATTAGTTAAACTATTCAAAGAGTGTTTCATTTGACTTTCACTATAACAATATATTTTATCATTAGTTGTTCCATCTCTTTCAAATTTAAATTTGAAAACATATTCGTCTTTTTCAATTTCACCTATTTCATTATCATTGTTATTTTGAACATTTTCACAGGTTTCTAAAGTCTTCATTTTTTCACCAGTACTTTTAGGTTCGCTATTGAATTTTTCTGCCTGTTTTCTTCTAAATTCTTGAATAGCCACGAAAAATTCTTTGTTTGATGGATAGTCTTCTTTTTTTGGCATAGTATTTTCTCCTTCACCGCCTTTTTTCTTTTTCAAATGTCTTTTTCTTGATTTTTTCCCATTCCTTCTCTTATTTTTTGTTTGTTTCTTTGAATGAACTTTTTTCCCATGTTTTTTCAAAGATCTTTTTTTGTATTTTCGAGTTAGTTTTACCATTATATAAATTCGTTACATAAAAAATGAAAAAATCGTTATACACATATATTTAGGAATATGGACGATATGTTTATTGTGGCTACATTTATTACTGTTGCTTTTTGTTTGGCAAAATTCATTGAAGTTAAATATTTTCACGAAGAAATGAAACCACTAAAAGACGTGGTACGTGATTGTGTTTTGGTGCTAATGAGCGCATTGTGTGGTTCCTTTTTGTATTTTCATTTTCAGAGTTATATTCGCGATTTTTTCAACGTAGTAACAGAAACCAAAGTGCTAAACAATGCTGCTACAGAAGTATTTACGGATAGTCCCACTTTCTAAGGATGTGAAAAGAATTCATTCCCATGACGCACTCCACATTTCAAGACCAAGTGAACTTTTGTAATCATCTGAAACAGTTATTTGGCAGTTTTCTTTGTCTTCGTTATTCGAAATGTTTTTTTGATTTGAAAATTGAGTAGAACTAGTTGATCGTGTTAATTTTGGTTTACAATAGACAATTGGTTCTTTTTTTTTTAAATTTTGAGGTGTTCGTTTGGGTCTATTGTATATATTGTATTTTTCAGTATACATGAACGTATATGTATTTCCGGAAAACATGGTCTTATTAAATAATGATTAAATAATTTCTAATTATTTAATGAAAAAACATTCAATTTTATTTGATTTTGTATCAAATAAAATTTACTTCTTTACATAACTTGGCAAACCATCAATATCCATAATGAATTCATTTCTTTCTTCTACTAAAAATTGTTTGAAATAATCATAAGATAATTGTGCTTCAGGAGTATGTTGATGAACACTGCGAGCAATCATTTTGTATAATTTAAAATTAGGGTATCGTTCTTCTCCATTACGTTTATATAATATATTTTTGCCATTATCATCTAAACACCAACGTTTAATTGTTTTTTGTAATTCATCTAAATCTTCTTCTTTGTCATCAATATCCATTACAAAATCGAACAATGAAGACCCTAAACGGCATAGATCGAAACTATTATTAGGTTCTAATCTTGGACGTTTTGGATTCATAAATGGTTCACAATTATATTGTGTTACTGCGTCGCCATCTTTGGCAAAACTATCACTACAGAATATTTTCCCTTGAAATTTAAAAATTGCCCTTCCAAAATCAATAATTTTGAATATTTTACCATATGTAGGTACTTTGTAATGTTGGTTATTATATGTATAATACAAGAATTCTTCTTCTGTTTCTACATACATAATATTGTTTGTATGTAAATCATTGTGTGTAAAAGAGAACATTTTCTGATACATAAGTAAAATCATAATGATTTGAAACAAAATACTTGCGCCACTTTTTTCGTCAACTTCTTCATTCGCAAATAAATCGTCCAATGTGCCATCGCATTTTTCCATACATATCATTTGTACAGGATAATTGTGAATAAACGCAAACAATTCGTCATCTTCGCTGGAACAATCACTTTCTTCTTCACTACTCTCGTCTTCACTCTCTTCTTCATCATCATTTTCACTATCTTCACAATCTTCTTCAGAACTATAGTTTAGTTCACTATTGGAATCCGATGACATGCTCGAAATGGATGAATTTTTAGAGGATTTGCTATATATTGTTTCAATGTCTCCACCTTCTTGGACATCTTCATCATCTAAAACAGGTAAATCGTCGCATTCAATATTTAGTTCTTCATTACCAATATCTAGTCTTACCTTATTTTTACGAGAATTTCCGAACAAAGGAAACAAATGAAAAGATGTACTATTGTTGTCATCTTCAATATAAAACAATTTGCCAATATGGTCATTAAAAAAAGACGAATTACGAAGGTATTCTAAATCATCAGCAATGTTTACCCGGAACTTTTCTTGGATTCCTAAATAAGATCCATAATAATCAATTCCATGTACAATGGAATGATGATTCAAAGCAATACTTGTTAAAAAACAAAACAATCCATCAATATAAGAAGCGTTATGATGATTTAGTAATTTTGGATGACATTGTTCAGAAGTACTTTCTAATGAAGGTAATGTTGTGATTCTTGGATCATTTACATCATATTTACCTATCATATATCGATAAGGGTCCAAGAGAGGTGAAAATTTCATAAAAACGGGTTTTTCTATAGGTGTTTTTTCATTTTCTTGGACATGAGTTAAATCAACAAGCTGGTATTTTTGGTTAAATGAAATAATCTCAAAATTATTTTGAGTCATTTCAAAAAAGACTTTGTACAAAGGTTGATATTGTTGTAAATGTTTGATATAATATGGATTATATTCGGATGTTTCATTTTTTTCACTATATTGTTTTCCTAAAATAGGTAAATCAATTAATGAATGTTTCTTATAGTGAAGTTTGAATTTAGACATATAACGTGTATCAATACAATTTTAAAGACAAATAAACGTGTTATAGTCGTATTTTTTTGATATTTTAAATGTAATTGTTTATTTATAACATATACAATGACACTAGAACTAAAGAAATTTGATATGAGATGGATTACATTTAAACCTGATGAAAATAAAGGTCCGGTTATTGTGATGATTGGTCGAAGAGATACAGGTAAATCTTTCTTAGTGCGCGATTTATTATATCATCATCAAGACATTCCTATTGGAACGGTTATATCCGGAACAGAAGCAGGTAATGGGTTTTATAATAAACACGTGCCTAAATTGTTCATTCATGAAGAATATAACACAGTTCTAATAGAAAACGTATTACGAAGACAAAAAGCAGTGTTGAAACAAATGAACAAAGACGTGGAATTATATCGCAAAACAACCATCGATCCAAGAACATTTGTTATTTTAGATGATTGTTTGTATGATCAGTCTTGGACACGTGATAAAATGATGCGATTACTTTTCATGAATGGGCGTCATTGGAAAGTCATGTTAATTATTACCATGCAATATCCTTTAGGCATACCTCCAAATCTGCGTACTAACATTGATTATGTATTTATTTTACGTGAACCTTATATGACCAATCGCAAACGCATTTGGGAAAATTATGCTTCTATGTTTCCAACATTAGAGTCTTTTTCTTCTGTTATGGACCAAACCACCGAAAATTACGAATGTTTAGTCATCAATAATAATGCAAAATCCAATAAATTATATGACCAAATCTTTTGGTACAAAGCAGAAAGTCGTCCTGATTTCAAATTAGGGTCCAAAGAATTTTGGGATATATCAAAGAACATGGGTTCAGATGATGAAGACGAAGCGTATGATCCATCCAAGTCCAAGAAACGCAATGCGGGACAACAAGTAACCGTGAAAAAAACAACCAGTAAATGGTAAGAGTGAATAATCATAATATACAAATTATGATTATACTTTAATATATTCTTCACTGGTATACATTTAATCCTCCTTTTGGGACTCGTTTGAAAATTCATCGCTAATACTTGCCGCACTTACCTCTTTCGCGTTTTCCATGACCTCTTCTTCGTGTTTCTTACGTCCTTCTTCGTCGGCAACATCACGACTCTCAAAATCAATGGTCTCTTTCACACCAATGAGTTCTCCTTCTTCAGTAATCGTTTGTGTTAGTTTATTACCTGACTTTTCTGCTTTAGCAATATTCTCCTCAATTGCCTTCTGTTTAGTCTCCTTAACACGTTTGTCAAACTCGTCTTTCGCCTTCTTCTCGTTTGCCATCTTCTCCTGATGAAGTTTGTTCAATTCTTCCTCCATAAACTCAACGCGTCCAGTCTTGTAAGCATTTGGATCCCAAGGCAACCAAACGCCCACTGGAGCAACGAAAATATCGTGATTTGGGTCCTTTTCGCGCAATTTCTTACAAAACTGCTCCGCTTCTTCTTGAGTAGGGAAATTGCCACGACTCTTTAGACCGCGTACAGAAGTTTGGAACGCATGGTCACGTTGGAATTGCTCAGTTAGTTTTTCCTCGTTATTATCCAAAAAGTTTTGGAAATCATCAGACACACCATTCTTCTGTAGCAGGTCTTGCTCCTCTTTACAGAAATCATTATAGTCATGGAATAATGTTTCAACATTCAAATTGTACTTATATGAAATAAAATTAATAAAATCACCAAACTTGTTCATTGATTTAGTAAAATCCCATTGCTCTACAAATTTGTTGAAAAGAAAGGTTTCGCGTTTTTCCAAAATCTTATCGGGTGACAAGAAAGAAATACAAGTGAACTTTTGTCCTGCGATTCCAGCATCTTCATCCAATACATCTACATACTTGGGATTCGGTTTTCCATCAGGAAGGGTTTTTCTTTCAAAAGCTAGTGACTCACTCATTTAGCAAATTAT